AGCGTCATTTGTAATCACGACAACGTTATAACGGTCCTGCGACATTGCGTTCAGTGACGGGTGTTCATTACAAAACACTACCACATGAACTTTGTGTAAGATAATCTTCGTACGACTCTGATATTTAGCGGAAAAAACAAGTTGATCTTTGAGCTTCTCCACCACATTATACTGAAAAAACTCCATCCCTCCACGTGGAATATCAAATAAAAATATATCCATCGACGGGTCGACCGCGAAACAAAGGTCGTCCCGCTTCCCCACACTTAGGAACTGGACACGTGTCGGGTACTCGCTAATCATATAGCGAACAAACCAAGACTTACCGGCTCCGCCGTCAATGTCTACAAAAAAATTGACGATACGGTCCTCGTCACAAGGGACTACAAGGTTGTCACGTAACGTGACCTGCCAAGGACGCAACCCGGCGTCCGCGTCTACGAGACGGGCGGACTCCCACAGGTGGTCGACGAGCTCGAGGGCTCGTCCGTGGTACTTGAGATAAATGCCCGGGTGAGATCGAGCGACGTCACGCTCGTTGGGCTTACGCTCCTGGGCCTCGACCCACTCGGTGAAGTCCTTAATGTCGTTACGTTTTCCCTGGGCACCGGGGAACGTACCGTACTCCGTGAACTGGCCGTCCTTCTTACAGTAGTTGGCCGCCTGTAAGGACGTACCCACGGCGGCCTCGATGTGGCACCGCGGCGATACCAACCGCTGTACGGCTGCCAATCGTTGCGGATCGACGGTGATAAAAAACCCCTGTAGGTGGGGGGTGCCCGATTCTCCCACCTCGACGCCGACCACGGCGTACGTGACATGCTCGGTCAGTCGGAAGAAATCGTCGATGAGACCGACTTCACCCTGTGTATAATTATTCAGGGTGAAGCAAAAGCGCCGGGAACGGGGAGAAGGCGGCATCTTGGAAAATGAGCCGAGGAACTGGAACAGAAGTGCGCTGGTAATAATAGCAGCGCACTTCCCGGGACCGGCTAAAATTGTCACGGGGCCGGAACTCATAATATTCACAGGCACGTGCACAGCACGCGCCTGACACGTGGTCTACACGGCTCCGCCCCTATGCCCTACAATGCCGATGCGACAAACCACCCTAGTGCCCTATAAAGGCAACGCGATCATACGTAACTCATGGCAAGCTCCGTATTATCTGACACGCTATGTCACACCGCGTATGCGCTTCGCGGCGGGTATGCTACAGGCAACATGGAGACGACGTCAGCAAATCAAACGTGCCTACAATGTCGTTCGGCGAGGCGTCAAACGATATAAGATGTCCAAGATTGGTAAACGAATGGTGGCGGGCACGCGCGCGGCAAGCAAGGTTCGCGGAGAGCGAAGCGCGGAGAGCTCCGACGCGGTATTGATCGAACACCAAACGCTGCATGCGCGTCTAATGACGTATCCCGAATACCGTACAACTGGTGTACTCGGATCCCGCGATCAATACACGATATTGCTGAAAGGATGGAAGATATGCCGCCAATTCCATTTTGTCAATCCGGCACCTGATTCAGAGGCACCACAAATTGGCGGACCCATAATTATGCATTGGGCCTTGGTACAACAGAAACGAACGCAAGAATCGGACACGACCCTAATCGGTGACCTAAAAGACCGATTCTTCCGTAACAACTCAACAGATGACGACAAGTACTCTCCGTTTGTTAATGCGGTACCGTTATCCGAATGGAAAGCTATCTTCAATTGTAACCCTATGAATCCAGATGGCGAATTCAAGGTCCTCACGCACCTACGTCATCGCCTTCAAGCACCGGCAAGAAATGCAGGCCTTTATGTCACTAACGGTAGTGTCAACCCAAAGGAGGCTATATGGGAAATCCGGAAATATATCAAGGTGAACAGGAAACAGACATTTGGCAAACTAGATTCCTATGTCCCTAATCATCCTATATACGAAGTGTATTGGTATTCGACACAGACACCCCACGACGCACCTGACCTAAACATGAACGGGACCTACGTGCGTACGTTTGCAGAACACCAAGTGTACTATGACCAAAACGTTGATATTAAGCGTCATTTGTAATCACGACAACGTTATAACGGTCCTGCGACATTGCGTTCAGTGACGGGTGTTCATTACAAAACACTACCACATGAACTTTGTGTAAGATAATCTTCGTACGACTCTGA